TGCCAGAAAATAACTCTAAAACGTTCAAGATCATACCTCATACGTTCTTATGATCGGCATCTTTTTTGTGCCAAATATCAGTAAAGCAGAAGGAAATGGAGCGCCGTCTTTATCATTAAACCTTAATCGTCCCTTTATCAGCCTGATCTCCGTGCATCTCATAGCATCATCCTGCCACCAGCGCGTATCTGTTCTGCAAGGCACAAGGCAAACACACAACCCTTTCTGTGTGTTATCAGCAAAGGCATCTGCTGCCTTTTTGACCCCATTTGCCGATCTCACGTCCATAAGGAGGATTCATCCAGCAACGATAACCGCTCCAGTCTTGTTCCAATCCGTTCTCTGCTTTTGTGTAATACATATCGCACTTAGCATTTGTATCGGTAGCGCAAACGTCCAATTGAAAGTCGAACTCTTCATTCAACTTGTCAAAGATATCTTGCGGAGTTGCCCGCTCAACGCTATCGGATGAAAAATGCACACTTAAGTTAGTCATATTACCTCTTCACTGATAGAGTTTTGCAGTTTGGACACGATTCGTGGTTGCTTTTCCCGTGGCAAAGAGGACAATCTCTTCTCAACTTGATATAATCAGCGTAGCATTGCTCTTCATCAGTGCATATATCCACATCCCAGACACATTTTTTACAATCGCCCTTAGCAATATGTTCCTCAGGCGATGTAAAGAACAGCCACGGCTCTGCATATGGAGATACTTTTGCATTCCACGGAAAAACTATCAACGGTATTACTTCGTTGAGAGTTATGCCAGCATATTGCACCAACGATGGCTTACCAGTGTTTGCCTCACTCCGGTCGATGAGGGCACAGATATGATATTCCCATTCTTGCTCGTCAGATCGTGCATAGTGAGATAACTGCTTGCCACTCCAGCAGTCTCCATCTATGATGATGCAGTTTTTGTGAGGACCTGCCAATAAAGGCATATCATATTGATAAGCGATAAGCACTGCAGGGATTATACCACTCCTGGGTATGCCGTACACACCTGATATCTCTTTACCTTGAGATAACAAGCGCTCCATTATCTGCTCTATCATCTCTTCACATTGTTCCCATGTATATTTTATCACGTCATCTCTCATGTTATCCCTCCTTGTTCTTCTCGATGATGTCGAGGATTTCGTCGAGGATTTTCACTTCTCCAGTCTGTATATAATAACCATACCATGGCGGATATATTCTGTGAGTTTCTATCTCCTCCTTCTTCTCCCTCACCCACTGTTCTATGTCACTGACAGTGAGTATTGTGCAGCAGTTTTTACCGTGACCCTGCGAGGTTGTTTTGCATCCAAACTCTTTGCACGAAAGGTCAGAGTTGACATAATAGTCAACTCCGCCGTCCGGACGATATATTGCGTGGCGTTTCATTCTACCACACTCACAATATACGGTATTGTATCTCTCACATCTTCACATTTTAATGTAAAAGGGTTGAAATGTGCACATTTATAGCAAGCATCTTGACCTTTGCAATACTGTATCACACACTCATTGTCCCTTGGGTCAAACTTGCACATGAATTTTGTGTTCATTATGATATCCGCTTTCGATTTGCACGTTTTACATACCCATGTAACCTTTTTGATCTTCTTGTCATTATACTCTTCGCCGCCTGGCTCGTTATAAGTGAACACCTTCCTTGTATAGCAGTGCCATCCACGTTTTTTCAACTCTATGCAACCTTGCATCTGATCGTGTTGCATCTTGCCGCCGTGCTGTAATAAAACATCATGTTTTATCCCACAGCACGCACACGTAGCGCGCACAAGCGCAAAGGTTTGTATCGTCACCCTACCAACTCCATTGTTACCATGCCTTCCGTATCGTCAGGCAGGCAGCAGTCGTTCCCGCATATCAGTTTTGCTCCCTGCTTTGCCCTTGCCTTCTGCCCGCAATTCGGACAGATAAAAACGGATAAGTTTTGCGTGTTACTTCCGCCGCTCTTAAACTGCAACAATACGTCCACATTTTCCAGGACATATTTGGCATCATCGCTCAACTCAGCAACGATCTCCTCAAAGACAGGATACCATTCGACTACGTCGTCCCACCCTCCTGGACCGCCAGTGTCGAACGCTTTCATGCCAACCTTCTCCAATCCTGCCTTAAACTTCTTGTTGTGACGGCGAAGGGTTTTGTCTGTATCCTTTATCCCCATTTGCGTATTGGCTGCGTGAACCAACTCATGAGCAATGGTGCAGAACATCTGTGTCTTTCCTGCTCTGATTGCGTGCTCGCTGATGTTTATCTCATGAAAGCCATCTTCGCCTATCTTCCAGTTCTTATCAACGTAGAAACACCCATAAGCCTTCTTGTGCCTGTGAAATGTTAGTCCAACATTGCCGACGGGAAAATCTTTGAACATTTTCACGATCATCGCATCAGCGACTTCATTTATCATGCCGTTCACTCTCATCATGCCGCTCTTTTCAGACATCTCACAACACTCCTGCGTTTGCCATTTCAGTTAGCGTCATACCGTCTACGATCTTTGCGTGCGCTTCTTCGCTTTTTCTTTCACCCCAGCACTCATCGCAAAAGTGCCAAACGTTGCCATTTGGTCTAAGAATGCTGTTTTCTGGCTCTGCTCTCCGGTTGCAATAGTAGCAGGAAGGCATTTATTCCACCTTTTCTTTGAATCTTGCTATTATGGTTCCAGCAAAGATAAACGATAACTCGTTCTTTGTTGCCTCTATCTTATCGCACGCCATCGTAAATACTGCGTCTGGACCCTGTATTCTGATGAGATATGTCTTGTTTGCGCACGCTCTGACTTCTAGCGTGTCTCTCAACACGTTGACATAGCATATTTTGTTTACGTCCAGTTCCTCTATTTTCTTCAACCAATATTTTCCGTCCATTTTTAACCACTTCCCATAGTTGTAATAGTAGTAATACTTAAGTTGTATATAAACATTACTATTCTAACTTTAATATGAAAAAGAAAAATGGTAAAATGTTTATCACTCCATTGGCTGATCATCGATTCTCGGTGCCAATATACAGCGAACAGAACCGAAAAACACATACGCAGGCATGTTAGCAGCCATCTTCAAGGTCACGTCAACGATATCTGAAGGGATATAATTCGCTATTCCGACGAAGTACTCCGTTCCGAACAGAACGTCAAACGTTTCTTTTGAAACAAATTTGCTACATTCTGCCACCTTGACATACGTCTCTCCTTTAATGATGTGCTCTTCTTCCGCTCGTACATCTATCCCTTCCGGCGAGAACTTGACGCGTATCTGCTCGAGATCGTCCAACGGACGGAATAAGGACTGGAACAGTTCCTTCTTCATCACTGCCGCCGCTGTCATCGGTAAGTTTGGCACTTTCCACGCTGACGGAATGAGAATTGCAGATTTTGTTCTGTACTTCCTCGTTATCCTTCCTGTCTTGACGACCGTGTTCTCCTTGCCGAAAGATATGCTTGCATCATCGCTGGCATCGCCCTTCTTTAAACCTTCAAGTATCTCTCTCGGGTCTATCTGCATCACATTACCAGGGATAACTTCGCCGTTAGGGTCTTTGCCTGGAGAATCGCCGATTGTTGACGTTATCTTCAATCCTTTTGCTGTATCTGACTCAAGGACATATTCGATAACGATCGCCTTCGCCGCATCCAGTCCTAACAGTTCTATCTTATCTTCCTCTATCGTCATTCTTATCGCGTCGAGCGATGTTCTGACGATACTGCCGATTGTGAACGCTTCTCTGAGTATTTTGTTCTTTCCGGTTATCAATACTGTCGTATCCGCCATGGTCACACATCCTTGAAGTCAAACGGCTTGCAATTCATCGCCTTGCACAACTGCTGTCCATACGTCACGCCTTCGTCAAGTGTCTGCTGATTATCCAGCCTTGACCGAAGAACGTTCAGTTTTGCTCGAACATCTTCGCCATGCATATTGATTCTTTTCGACAACGTCTTGAGATGCACTTCATCGCCGAAATCGCAGTAGAGCGTTGCAATAACGATGCTGTCAACAATATCATATTTGGTAAATTGTTGAACGAACATCGCTCTCTTCAACTGCTCGCCTGACAGTTTGACCGCCATGACGTCCTCAAATGCTGTCTTCATCTGTTTCACTTCTCCTCTTACGTCCTATTCTGCGAGATTCATAGACCGTTGAACGCTCAACGCCGACGATATCCGCTATCTGTTCACACGTTTTGCCCCTATCGTTAAGTATGAGCACTATCGCTCTACCCGGACCTGCTCTGTGAAAATAGATAAGGGAGAGAAGGTCATCTTTTTCCTCGTTTGTCAGGCTGAGCGAACGAACGTCTATGCTTTTACGCACGAAGGACCACCTCGAGTTTGTCATACTGATCGTTCAGTTCCGCTGCCAATCCTTCGGCGTCCTTTTTGTTTGAATACAGACGTTCATCTCTTTCCTCGTTTCTTTGCCCGAAGTCCATGACGTATTTCTTCTGCACTCCTTCTGCCGTTTCACGCAGGATTATCTCTGCGACTTTCCCTTCAACGACACGATACGGAGCAAAGAACCACCCGCCATTGCATACACATTTGACGTTGCCTTGCAACACCGCCGGTATGAATATCGTTCGGTCCAACTTCTCTGTACCCTTGCAGAACGGACACGTGACACGCTCAGAAGAAACGGCGTACATTACGTCGCCGATCTTTGTCACTTTCTCCTCTGTTCTTTCTTCACTTTTAGCCATTTTTTGTCTCCTCTATCTGTTTGTTCGCATCGTCGAAGTTTTCCTGCGTTCTTCTACCGCCTGTTAGCAGGTAGAATATCGGAGTGTCCAACGCCGCCAAAGCAACCTTGAGCATATACTCTCCGGCCAGCATGCCGAGCAATATGATGAACGGTAACGACCCTTCAAGTCCGAGCCACATCGGGATGACGAACGCTATGAACGTCATTATCAGCGTGTCAACTAACTGTGACAGTATTGTCGACGATGACCTGACCCATTTCTTGTCTCGGAACTTATGCCTTAACACATGGAATATCTTCACGTCCAGATTCTGCGATATGTAGAAAGCAGTTATGCTTCCTGCTATTATGAATCCGTTGACAGTGAATATCATCTTATACGCCGCTAGCATATCAACGTCCCAGTCAGTCGGTCCAACCGGAACGACGAATACGACGATCATTATCAGCGCAAATGCTATCAACTGTGCTACAACACCCGCCTTAATGGCATCCTTTGCAACCTTCTTTCCAAACTTCTCTGAGAGAATATCTGTCATCAAAAAGCAGATGAAGTATGTGAATACCGCACCCGTGACATATATCTCCAATCCAAACAGTTCACCCACGTGAATCATCCTCATTGCGATGATGTTGGAAATGAGCAAAGCCATAACCATCAACCCAATATAGATGTGCTTCACGGTGTCCGAACCTAATTTTTTCTCTACACCTAAATCTATCATTTTTTCACCCATTTGTCTAAAGCGTTTTGTCCAGCCATGAACTCGTCATACTTGATGTCATTCTTGGTTTTAAATTCTTCAAAGTTATATTCGTCCAAACTCAAGTCATCGAAATAAAAATTCCAATGGTCCCAAAACGCCTGCACTGAACCGACGGATATATTAAAATACGTCCATCTTCTCTGCTTGTCTAACTTAGACAAGGCATCAACCGTTTCGTTGAAGTCTGGCGGTGCACTGATGTCTCCGAAAGCGCACCTTCTGATATACGATGAAGTGTCATATGAGGGGTCAATCCCTCTCTGTCTGCAATATGTGTCAAACTGGCAGAGATCGTTGATTGGCGATAGCCCTAAATAATGAACTTTATTGCAGGCTGTGCCTTGCAGTTTAGCGCAAGTACCAGCAGTTATTTCTCTTAGTCTCTGCTTTATTTTGTCGTTGTTTGACGCCGACGACCCGAAGCCGATAGTATCTCCTTCTTCAAGTAGAGGGACGATGTGTTCCAAACAGTGCATGAAATCACTCGGCCATGCACCCTGGAGAATGAACATTGGACTTGCACCGAGCATCTCATCACGATGTTTATCAAACCACTCCGCTGCCTTGATTGTCGTTTCTATCGCATGATCGTTTTCTGGCGATTTAAATTTGCGAGTTGACGATGGGAAGCATAGCGGAGAGATAAGGTCGTACCCTGCCAGCATCTCCGGAGTAGCGTTTAATCTTCCTGCTATTTTTATCTGTCTGTCCAACGCCTCTCGATACGTCAATCTTTTGTGAGCATGAACGTCGGTAAACCCTCCGCTGTCGATGAATACTTTGTAATTACTTGCATCAAAATTACTCTCTAAGTGGACCGGCGATAATACGACGCCGTGGACATGGCATGTCATTGCGTCAAAAGAGCTTGTATAGAACCTCATTTTTCTCTTCCTCTTGTTTCTTTTCTTCCTTCTTAACTTTTTCTATGTAAATCTGCCCGTTGGAACCGTACTCTTTATACTCGTCTGGATAAAATAATCTTAACTCATTATAAAAAGATTTCTTTCCAGTCACATGTTTCACCGCCTCAGCATCGCAAAAGGCTTGATAGCGAGTGTATAATTCCGGACGGTTTATGTGCTCCCCTTCTAATATCTCTTTCGACCAAAACTCTGCAACACTTGATGAGGTTATTTTGATCTGATTTACGAGCATATCAGAAGCATCGGATTTGGCCCAGGTCCTTGTCCTCACAACTTCGCTATACTCATATATGGCACGACTGGCGATATAGTCCAGCGCCTGCTGGTGCGTGATATTATCAATGCTGAATTTAGCCTTCTGTTCCTCGCTAAATTTCGCCTTAAACTCAACAGCAAAAACACGTCGATAAAATCCGTTTGATTTATCCCTTATCTTCGGGAACTCGTTTGTTGCAAAGATATGTTTGCAACTCGGTGTCATCATGAACGCTGGCTGATTTTTCTCCTGCACTAAAATATCGTCTCCGGTAACAATTTGTTTAAAAATAGCGATATCTTCTAAATATGCTGTTGACGTCTCTCCTTGCAAATTGACAAGTTTGTGATTCGTCTTAACCAGTGAGAACTTATCGTCAACTATCTGCTTTAACGATACCGATGACACATTATCTTTACCTACTACTGCTGTTAGAACCTTGAGGAATGTGGACTTACCGTTATCCGCTGTGGGTCCCCATAAGATAAACGCCTTATCCCATACCAGGTTAGGTATTAAGCAGTACCCGATTAATTGATAGAGGAATTTCTCTAACTGCTCATCGCCTTGCGTAACATCTTTAAAATATCTGTCTACATCCAGCATCTCTTTAGACTGCCATTGTGAATCAAAATTGGCAGATATCTGCTGGAATAGAACCGTTTCAGGTAGATGAGGGTTAAGTTGACCGTATTTTTCAACCGATACGGTACCGTTCTTAAAGTTGACAACATTTTTACTCATCGCCATCTTCTTTTCTTTTGATCTAACCTTAATCCGCAACGTTTCGATAACCTCTTTACGCTGTGCCATCTTAATCGGCGGATGATGGTACACTGTCATATTCTCGATAAACTTCTCCGCTTCTTTGTACACGCCGTCGAAATAGACAAATACTCTATCATTGCGGACAACCATCGGATACCTGGCTATGAAAAAATCCACCATTTTGACATGGTCGAATTTATTTCCGTCCATGAATGAGATATCTCTGGCATCGCCGATAACACTGTTAATTAGCACATCACGAGGAATTGACTCTTCAGCTAACTTATCATTAATCCATGTCAACGCTACACCGATGCCTATCTGATCGTAGCCTTCATTTTCTAATATCTGAACATATCTTTTCAGCGTGTCTATATAGGCATCAGTAGGAATAGGTATGTTAAATATAGGACGCGAAGTATATTCCAACGGTTTAAGCATCGGGTAGAAATCATACCCTTTCAACGCGTCCATCTGAACAAATTCTCTATCATCACACCCATAAGGAAGAATGACATATTTCCCTTCACGATAGACACGTGCAGATATACCGCACATTGTCAATATATCGCTAGCATATTCCTCTTCAGATTTAAGCCAAACGTGCATTCCGTTCGGCGTTGTGGAATGGGTTATATCGTTAGGGTTTGTATCCCATTTCGTTAGACTTAAGATGTATTGTGAAACAGTTTTATCAAAGTCCATAACGATAATGTTTTTCGGTAAAATGAACCCTATGAGAGCACCTTTCTCAAGGTACTCCTTTGCTTCTTGATAACTGTACACTTCACTATTCCTTCGTTGCTTATTCGCATCGCAAATCACGTAGCAACGTGAATCGGATGCGTTAAAGCATTCGTTGAATTGTGTAAAGTCATTTTTTCTTTTCGGCATTGATCGTCCCTTCTAATATGTGCATTTCCAATTCTAACTGCTCGCTACTCCATATCAGATACCATTTGCCACCCGCTGATCTTATCATGTCCTTATGGTGCAGTTGCAGTCTTGATGCCTTTTCGCTCGCGCTTCTCTTATACTCAACGGCGATAAACATTCCCTTGTAGCAGTACACTCTGTCCGGAGCGCCCGACGAACCTCTTTCGTCCTGATTGACAGGACAGATATACGCACCCCTTTTTTTCATCAGATTGTCGCATCTTTTGCGTATATCTGACTCATAAGGAATGAGTTTAAGTGGTTTGTCGTTCTCCTGCTTAGGGAAGTCCATCTTATCACGAGTTGAGTAGGTCGTCCAACTCGTCGTCGGACAGTGCTGTTGGGTCCTTCGCTTCCTCAACTTTTTCCTTCGTTACGGCAACGGCAGGTTTTGTTGCAGGGTCAGGCAGTTTTGTTTTTGGCGGAACTTTTGCTGTTGGCACTGCTGCCTTCGGCGGTTCCTTCTTGACCTCAACTGCTGGCTTCGGAACTTCTTTCACCGCATCTGCTGACGGGACCCATGTCCACTTTGACAGGTTGGTATACAGAACCGTCTCTCCTTCTCTGTTTTTGCCAGGGTTTTGGTACACTTTGCCCATGATCTCCACGCCGAGTAAATCGGTCTCTTCTATCGGTTCGTCTTCGTACGGCTTGCCCAATGCGTGACGTGCGTAGAAGTGCCCCATATCAATGACCGATTTTTCGTCATTGCGGAAGGTTATCGCCATCGCTCTTGTTTCCGGCTCGTCGACGCACTTGCACACGATTGTTAGCGACAGAAACTCTGCATAGTCACCGTGCTTTACGTCTGCTTTGCTTATCACAAACTTATGCGTTCCTAATGACGGGTACGGCATTGACGAATCATCGCCGGTATCCGGACTGTTTTTGATCGCCGCTCTTTGCTCATTTGTTAGGTTTATTCCCATTGTTCTCTCTCCTTCAATTATTTAAAGTTTTTTAAAAAATGTTTTTATAGGTCCCATGCCTCCGCACGATCGTTCGGGGCACGGACAACATAATCGTCCAACAGCACTTCTTCAATATCTGCTCCCATCTCCTCTGCTACGCACAACTTTTGATATGTGTTTTTGCACATGGAGCATGACATGCCGTCACATTTGGGCCAGGCATCGCTTTCGACACTGAACTGCCACAACCTCTTGAGTTGCACAATTCTATCCCATCCGTTGATTATCATCTTCTCCGTCAAGTCCAAATGCTCCAGCGGAAACAGATTCACGATATCGTAAGAATCTTTCTCTTTCAGTTTCGCCAATATCTCAGCATAAGGCTCTTCACTTAACTCGTTCGAGCGTATTACTGACATAAACGAGTCATATGTGCAGTCCTTGAGTGTAGAATCTGAGCAGGATATCGTCCCGTTCTTCAATACCGTTGGATATCTGATCTTGCGTTTGAGAACACCGCCAACGTAGAATGTTGACGGATACTCGCCATACAGAACGGAGCACGCTACAGCGTACATATATTTCTGCGTGTTCAACTCCAGATACCCTTCTTGTATCTGCTTTGATATCGACTTCCAATCCAGCAAGCATAGTTTACCGTCCATCTTTCGCCTTATTACCAGGTCGATAGTCCCGCCATATATGTCGCCATTATGCTCGAACTGGAAGTCCTTCTCTACGTCGATAACATCATAGTTATCGAGTATCTGCTTCCGTCTTGTCTCGTAGAATCGTTCCAATGTTACCTCTAACATTTCTCTTAACTCTGCACGAGTGTATTCCGTCCATCCAACCTTCATTATCTCATCGCTGTCCGGGTAGTGAGACTGTATCTCCGCTATCTTTGCGTCAACCCTTGCTTTATTGTCATCATCATGCGGATTGCGGAACATCTCCGCTATCACTTCGTGTATATCAATCCCCATTATCAGCGCAAGCGGAGTTTGAGCAGGCTGTATTCTTTTCCGATATCGGTAATACGCCTGCCGTGGACACGTTGCGTACGTCTGCAAAGCGGAGTAATGGTACTCAGGCATGCTTATTCCTCTGTTGCCGTTTCTTCTGTTGCGCTACACGTTTGGCCTATACTTTTTGTGATCTGTTCGTAGAGTTCTTTTGCCTGATCGTCTGTCAACTGGCTGTTCCGAGTTATCTCCTTGTCTTTGAAGTATGCAACCTTGATGTCATTTGACCCGAGGTTTCTGATGCATATCTCACTTATGGCGCGGATATAATCAGCCTTCGTTTCCAACGCCACTTCCTTTTTATCCATCTCTTCGAACTTCTTGAGTCCTTCTTCAACGGCAGCCATTTGTCTTTCTGGCGATGCGTCTTCAACGTCTTCATCTGTCATGTCAGATACTATCGCATACCCTGCTCCGACAAACTCGGACAATACTCTCATCTTGCAGTTTGTTATTGTCCTCTTGTACAGCGCCTCTATCTCTTTCGGGTCAACTACCGTTCCTTTTGGTGCTATCGGCATCGGCTTAACAGCGATATCTTCACAGTCTGGCTTTTCCAATATGCTCATTAACATATCGACAAGTGGAGCGTTTTTAAGAACATTCTCATTCATCAGCAGATTCATCGCTGCACTTTTTTCTTGCGATAATTCGGTCTTGTACAGCCTACCCTTGCACATGAGAACTCTATGACCGTCTATCTCTCTTTCGCATAGATCGTATTCGATACGATACGGCATTTTCTGTCCTACTGTGAAAGCGAGAGAGTACATTCCCTCTTTTGTCACATATTGCTTCGTCCCTTTCGATGTCGATATCGCAATAATCCCGCCTTTTGGTATTTGTGGGAAATACGGCGACATCTGCGTTTTTCCTTCGTTCATTTTTGTAACCTCTGTCTGATATATTAATATCTCTATATAAATATATTACTATTCCAACTTAAGGTAATTTAGGAACATTTTATTAAAAAAATCTTCAAAATGTTTCAGTCTATTGTATATCTCCTCTTCCACTGTACCCTTTGCTATAAGGTAAATATAACTGCAAATCCCCTTCTGCCCCTTTCGATGTATTCTTGATCTTGCCTGCGTATCCTGCTGGGATGATAGCGTCGGTTCGAAGAAGATGGCAGTATCTGCTGAAAATAACTGCACGCCGAGAGATATGGAGCGATAGTTACCAACAAAAACCTTAATGTTATCATCCGCCTGGAAGTTTTGCCAATGCTCATGCCCTGTCACGCCATTGCCCATCTGCTCATATTTCACGCCAGCCGATCTTAAGAAGCGTGTTATCTGCTCCATACTCTCCACCCAGTCGACAAATATCACGATTTTGCTACCTTGCTTAGTTGAGATATTATCATCATCAATAATATTTTTACTTCTTAATATGTCCGCTAACGCCTGTATTTTAGGCGTTAACTTGTCCTTTTCTCTGATTATCTCCACGTACCCTTCTTCGGCTGAGAATATATGTGAAGATAACTGGCGCAACCGTATGAGCAAGGTTAGCGCACGATCTGCTACTATGGAGCCATCATCAGATATTATTACCTTGCTCTTCTTTAACTGCTTGTAAATCGCTAAGTTTTTGTCACTCAACTCAACCTTGTGAACAGTTGGTGGCAACGGTTCCAATAAATCAGATAATACGGACTTATCATATCGAGAGGAGTATGGCGCTATCCAGCGTAATAACTCATCAATTCTATTGCAATAAACTCTGTCATAAAATCTCGCTCCCGTGGCTCTACTCTCACTTAAATCGTATGAAAAGTATGCGTCTAAAAATGATTTATAGGATTTGAAAGGAAACTCCTCTCCCAACAAAAACTTAAATTGAGAGAAGTAGTCTTCCATTCGAGCATTACCTATCGGCGTGCCAGATAATATGAAGCGGTACTGCTCCTTCCGTACCATTATCCCCAACGTTTTGAAACGGAGAGATTTTCTATTCGATATCATGTGGCTCTCGTCTACTACAATAGCATCCCAATCAGCGGCATAAGCCTCTTTTCGGCGATGGAGTTTTTCATAATTTATGATTTTTATTGCGGATAACAATTCTTGAGTTTTCTCGCCAAACCGCTTACGATCATCTTCCCACGCCCCTATTACCTGGATTGGACAGACGATTAACCCGTTCTTTATCTTACCTTGATGCAATAGATTTGCTAATATGCTCCAAGTAGCGATAGTTTTGCCCGTACCCATCGTCCATAGAAGAGCGTGCTGCTCTACATGATCTGATAGTTTGACCGTTTTAGTCTGATGTTGCATTAATTTTAGCACGATATCTCTCCGCAAGCATTTCGTCTATTATTATGGAACGATTCACGCCCCGCTCTATCGCTTCTTTGCATAATTCAGCGTAGAGGTTTCGATCTGCGTATGCAGAGAACATTATTTCAGTTTTGCCTCTCATACCTTGTTCAACTCCCTGTACTCTTCTCTTGTTATCTCTGAGCAATCTAATTCGTCTAAAGCAGAAGATAAATTCTCATACCCTATTCTTTTCTCAAACTCCTTCCGCATATCTTTATCGTCAACCGTACCCTTGAATATCTTTCTCAATATCGCTGCTCCGCCAATCTCAAAGAAGTATTTCTTCACTGTCAACCAATATCTCTCAAACGTACCTACTGCCGACCAGTCAAACTTAGCGGATAGCATATTCAACCGTTGCTCGAAATACTCTGTGTCAAACGCTATATCAACCATCGCCATATAGCATTTCATCCGATCAGCCAGGTCGAAGTTGAACTCCTCAACGCTCGTATACGCTTCCGTCCATAGCCGCAAGTACATAGAATGATATTAAAATATAATTATATAAATATATGGATATATAGAAATATTATACAATTAAGTTGTGAGTAGTAAAATGAAGCAAATAATCCTGTCATATTATTATATATTTTGATTTTTATACGCAGTTTGAAACCACCCTTCATTTTACTACATTATATAAATGATCATCTATTTTTACGTAAGCAATAAATATACTTAACAATTGTTTGTAGTAAAACGAGTAGAAGAACGGAGTGAAAAATGAGTAAAAATGAGTTGTTTTACTACTCAGGTGTAAAGGTGTCACATTTATTTTTATCAGCCAAAATTCTGCACCTAAATTTTGTTTAGGTCCTCCAACCGTGAGAGTAGTAAAATGAAAACCATTTTTCACTCCGATTTACTACTCGTTTTACTACTTAACTATTGTTACATTAAAGTTCTAATAGTAATATTTATATACTTAAGTTGTATACTATATCTATCAACTATGGAGGTTGGCAAAAATGTATGGAAGCGTTCAGAACAGAATGATGGAAGGAGCAGGCGTAGAGAAGATAGAAGTTGGTACGGGAGCGACGAAGGTCATGTGGAGCGACAGATACCCGTACACAGTCATAGAAGTCATCACACAGAAGAAGATAAGGGTGCAGGAAGACGACGCAAAACTCGTAGGCGGAACCTGTCAGAGCGAGCACCAGGAATATAAGTACACGCCTAACCCAGACGGCGAAATACTCACACTCATAAAAACGAAGAGAGGATGGAAGGTTGTTGGACACGATCAGAGGTTTGTAGTAGGGTATAGAGAAAAGTATTACGACCCTTGCTTTTAAACCTTTTTTAAAAAACTTTTTATATTTTCTCTTTTGTTTTTTAATATATGCCAGAAAGTTATAGCAAAGCGCTGAAGAGAGCAAAACGTTTGCACCACCCGAAGCGCGATGTGGTAAAAGGTAAAAGAGGGTACTATATCGTTCCCTTTGGTCTCCACACTGCTAAGGGTAGGCGCACGTATGCAGGATTACGATCTGCCGGCTATTCTAAAGCATCAGCGGCAAGGATAGCACATTATGTAGATGAGCATTAAGAACAAAAGTTCTGCCAGGATTCCGCCTGGCTCGTCATGATATCTCTTCTCATTCAACAACCGGCTGTGCGGCAGCAATCGTTGCTTCAAGAGCGCCGATCTTTGCGAGTGCATCGTTGATACTCGCCACTGCCATGTCACATACGGATTTGACGATTGCGTCGTCCGATCTTTCGGATATCCTTCTGAGAGATTCTCTCAATCCCATCACTCTGATGGAATTGGCATCCGTTATGTCGTACAGTATGTTCCCTGCATCCATGCCGATGCCCATCGCTTCGTTGAACTTGAGTGAGATATCACTCGGCAGCATCACTTTGAAGACGCCTTCGCTCATTCTACCACACCCAGCAAGGAGGCATTGTTGAAATCCTCTTCTGTCACTTTGACAGTCTTGTCGATAAAACCCGCTGCTCTCAGCATATCGTATGCCTTCTTCAGCGCGTTTACATCACTGGGTGACTGACCCTGAGCCTTGACCCAACCGAGCAACGTGTTCAGCAGTTTAGCCTTGTTTTCGTCAAAGAAGTTCTTTGTCTTAACAAACGCCGCACTTGCCAACCCGTCCGCCAGTTCTCTCATGACGTTCTTATCAAGGAACGGTGCTACGATCGCCGTAACCACAAACCCGATAACGATAGTCAACAGACCGTTGTCTATGCTAAGCGTGGTAAATATGTACCCTGCGCCTACCGTCAAAAGTACCCAAACAACCAACGCGCTCAGGACGATAGATATAATCATCGAAGCGGCATAGTTGAGAGAGAACTTTATCTCGTCTCCTTTCTTTCTCCTAACATTCTGCCACGCACTCCAATAATTCACAAACATGCAAAGTACTGCGCCGAGTGCGATGCCAAGTATCAGGAACATTTCCATATCATCAGCGAATATATTCACTTTACCAACTCCAGCCACATATTCTACAAGGTCATAAATGTATAACCCCATCAATGCTATCGAAGCCAGGCCGACCAGCGTGCTTTTTGACACTCCGAGAACTGCTCCAAATAACCGAAGTTGAGGGCTGTTACCAATCTTATGAAGATTTGGAAACCATGGTTTATGAGTATGTGGCACGTTATCAATATAACGATTTACCTTTATAAAGTATATTAGAGAAAAGGGTTTCTCGATACTTTGCAACACTTAAGTTTGCAACATTCTTTTGCTATCTCGAAGTACCTGTCACTTTTATATTCACAACAATTATGAGCGGTTGTTTCTCGCCAATCGCGCAAGGGCTCGCAACACTTTCTTTCCCTTATTTGATATGGCATATTGCTCCAACTCCTTCTTATTGCTTTGTGTCGGTCGCTTTGACGTGGTTGATATAGGCATCGTCTACCGCCTTTTTGTAGGCATCATACGCCGTTTTGTAACCCTTATCTTCGCCATAGAGCAATCTATTCAGCGCTTCCTCTTTCACCCTTTGCAACATGACGTGAGTACTTATCACAACCGGGTTATCTTTGACAAGTGACTGCTGGATTGCAAACAGTTCTGCTGAAGTAGCGCCGGTAGCGTGTACTGCTGATTTAGCATCCTCTAACTGCTTTTTTAGGTCAGATATCTCCTTGTCCGTCTTTTCCTTACCTGCCATTACCGCTTCAAGATCAATGCCTTTTGCAATAGCATCGGCAACTACTCGATAATTCCTCACGCTTAAATCCATATCCATTTTCTTCACTCCTTGATATTGTTACCCTTCTTTATCCTTGTAGGGTGCAAGGCTCAAGGACTCCGATCATCGTTATGCTGATGTCCTTGACGTTTTCATTCACTCGTCGTCATCATCCTCGTCGCGTCTGTGCCTGTGGCAACGCGGACGTTCATCGAAGCACACACGTCTCGGCTCACATCTCAAGGCGTACAGAATTCTTTCTGTCTGCTTATCCTGCGAGCACTGGAACGCACCTGCCTGCAATGCCGATATCTTTTCCTGCTGTTCTCTGATGAGGTTGTTCGTGTCCAGTTCCTTTATGAGAGATTTTGTCTCGCAGAACTGTCTGTCCATGTCGTTCTTCAGTATGAAGAATTTGTTGTCAACATTGGCGTTTGTTGCGCAGAAGCCTTTGTCAACATCGTTCCTCAAACTGCATATCTCCCTGCTGAGGAGATTGGTTGACCTCTCAACTTCGAGCCTCATGTTGCAGCAACATTCTTTCACTGCACATTTTATGCTCTCGTCAAGGAACGCAAGTTTGCCTTCCATCAGAGCCATTCCTTTATCGAGGCAGCATATTGCGTTGCGTATGTCCTTTGCGTCAACGCCGATCTGTGCCGCCAAAGCACGGAATATCGCTTCCTGTTCTTTGCCGTTCGATGTTATTGCCTGCAAGATCGTCTGATAATCTATCTGATTCACTATGCCTGCTCCGCCGTAACCGCCACCATAGCCTCCGCCATAGCCGCCTTCACAGCCGTCCCTTCCGCCGAAGCCAAATCCTCTTCCGCCTGCGAACAATATCAGTAGCAGGAACATCATTAGCATTCCACTACCGCCAAACATGCCATCATGTCCTTCGCATTTGTCTCTTTCCATCATTGCCACGATACCAGGGTCAATTCCCTGTTTCTGGCACATTGCTACCAGCATTGGCGCCAAACTATCCATATAACTTCCTCCTTCTTTTTCGTGCACGTTGTGAATGTGAACATCTCCGTGCTCGTACATATCGTCGTCTATGTCAAGGAATGTTCTTCCTCTCATTCCTCTGCGAGCCCACGTACGCGGTTCCATATAGGGTACGTACGCGTGTTCGTAGTGATGATGTACGGCAGGATGCTCACCGGCGTGCGGTGTCATTCCATCCATGGTTTATCACCAGTTTTATATCAGGCTAAAAACGTATAAACAAAATTACCAAAACTATTTATAATTTCTTTCTACCTGGCGTTTTATAGACATATCTGTGCTCATCATAGGCACACTTAAGTATATGCTTTTGTCTGAATTCAATCGTTTCGTCCTTCCAATTTAAACGGCAAAAAGGACATTTTGGCTCGCTGATATGTGTCTTTAGATCGTCGCAACATTCAATCTTAATGAGTAAGGTCTTGCGACAATAAGGACAGTGAATATCTGCCATACTGCAATATGTTGCACAGTATATAATAAACTATGTTTCAGAAAGGCCGTGCTGGATAATTCACATCAGCAGGATAACCGCTTATGTTCTTTGTCGCTCTTACCGTGATCTTATACATTTGCCACGCTTTTAACGCCGTGGCGTGTTCGCCGTTCGGGTCATTCGCGGTATCAGTGTAATCACGGTGTTTGGCTATTTCCGTATCGGCGATGTCATACAGTTTTGACCGTTCATTTTCACGATATTTTATAGCCGCACTGAGGTCAAACTCGGTTTTCGCAACCCTCGTTATCACAGGAACTTCGACCTTAACCGTTACTTCTCTTTCAACGATGTTAATAACTTCGTTCCCTTCATCGTTAGTGGTTTTTACTTCCTCAGTGATTATTTGCGTTTCTTCACCATCTTCGTATGTTATAACATCTTCGTATATCATGTACCCATCGACCCGCCTAACCTAACGTTCCCGCTCTCATCCACGTAAACATAAGCATTCTGTTTCATTTGCCAATACACACCGTCAAATTCAAATAAACGAGTATCGCCTGCGTTGACCGTGAATCTGTTCGTTGTAGAGAGCGGAAAATCGTTAATACGCACTTGAGCATCGAAATTTGTTAAAACAGCACCGTCAACAGCGTTGTAAATACTGCACCGCAATGATGTCGCACTCGTTCGGTCAAACGCCGAATCAAAACGGATATGTATCTTATCGCCCGCTTTGACCTCATCGCCAAACAATAGATTAGTCGTTATCGTTGCCGACGTTCCACTCGTTGCGCCCTTCCGTTCTCCGAGAACGCCAACGTTAGGTATGTCTTTCTCATGCCATATCGCCCTAAAACTTCCAGGTTCTAACGGCGGGTCAGAAACGGGAAATAAAGCGTTTAAAACGCATTGCGCATATTTCGCTCCGTAATCTATCGATGATTGTAACGATTCAGCATTGCATGAAGTGAACCCCGTACCCCCTCTGACAGCCATAGTAATAACAACCGATTCGCTACGAGATAGGTTTTTGAACGGCATCCCTGCTCCCCAGTTACTCATAATATTTGTTCCGATTGCGTAACTAACATTTCCTATCCGAGAATGAGCATCCGCTAAATTCGCGCCCATTGGTGCATCTGGAACGCCGCCCGTTGCAGAGTAAGATGCATATTGTGTCATTACCTTGCCGACGCTATTATCAACAATAGACCATCCGCTTATCGTTGTCGCTGACGTTACCGCGTACATTACATTTGCACCGCGGCCTGTTAAACCGTACGCAAAAATTCTTCCTGCTGTTGAACTCGATTTAGTGAACACACAAATAAGATAATTTGCGTCAACCAGACCAGATAGGTTTTTCATCGCTTCGGTCATGCCCGCATTATCGACGGAAATTAAGAACGATCTTGTATCGTTGATTATCGTGTCAGAAAAGAATTTTGCAAAGTCAGACGCACCTAAAACGGGCAGATTATTATCAATATCGCGCCATCTTATAACGACACTGTTATTTATTCCAGCCGTCCACGTTAAACCCGCTTGACTTACTGCAGATATATTTGCCGTCGCAATAGCGGAACCTTGCGTTGCAGTTCTTTTGGTCAGAATAACGAAAAGTACAACGGAATCTGCTATCTGCCTTAATTGGTCCGCTGGCGGGTTTAGGTTTTGCCGTGCTATGTAGAATGATTTAACACTGTTTACGGGCATTGATGCAAACTCATTCTCTAAAGATGTTACTGTCGGTGCATTGACAGGGTCTGTCATTCTCTGCGAAGAATCACGGTTTGCTTTGTTGTTTAGTTCGATGTTCGTGTTCGCTGGAGTGTTAGCGACCTTTGTTTTTTCAGCGGATGTAAACGTATCGTCTGATAATCCTGGGATTGTACCGTTCGCTTTAGGCAATGCGTCTGAACCGCCGATGCGATGATTCGCCTGATGCGGTGTTGGCGGTAAGGTTGTCGGATAAGCGGGTAACGTTATTCTTTTGTTAGCATCTATCGGCTGAATAGCGCCGCCAACCGTTGCACCTTCGACAATATTAACTTGCGCGTTCGGTGCTATTGATGCCAACTTATCGTGATCTGGTTTGCTGGTATGGATATAGGGCGTTGTTTCATGTAGCAATAAATCGCCAACCACGTCAGATATTGCATCGTCACGATTTTTGAATTCTAGCATTAAATCGGATTGTTTGGCGATATCCCCTGCTATCGTTCCCCATACAACCGATGTTAGCATACTCACTCCAGTCTGCGCTCTAAAAACGATAGTATCAATGGATATCTTAACCATTCACGCCACCCCGCAGTCAATGTAAAAATCCCTTAATGGCAGTAATGGAAGAATCATATCCCCTCTTTTTAAGACAGCATCATATTTGAAATTTCCTTGCATACCTGTATCATTATTAATGAAAGGGATTAATATATCGCTCGTACCAGGTATCGCTTCCAGCATTTTGACTATAACTGCATCTCGAGGACAGCATTTGCCCACGGCGAAGATAACAATATCTCCTTCGATAAACATGTCCTCAACGCCGTCATCGTTAACCAAATCTATTCTAACATTGAATGATTCTCTCCTTCGTATCGTGATATCGCCGTTATCGCTGATCGTTGCCATTGTTGTCTGTATCTCCGTTTCAGTTTATATAGTTATGATATTCGGCGCGTTTCCGTCTAATCTTGATGGAGTGTTGCTCATAGTAGAACCCCAGTTTCTAACAATGATTGAATCTTTATTTATGACCCAATCGTGAACGGATCCTGAACCTCCTGAACCGTTGGTCGTAACTCCATCTTCGTCCATCATCCTCCAATACGATGTGTTAGACGCGACGGGATTTTGGCAGCGGATTATATCTCCTTCCATGATACCTTTGAACATGACTATACCCGCTAACGTTGTACCAACACCCGCTCCCGAATTACTATATATCGTTGTTCCTCCGCGTATTACGCTCAACGTCCCGGATGTAGACGGTCCCGATAGAACGTAATAAACTCTTAAGTCTGCTCTGCCCCATATCAATTCATCACCCACATATACCGCCATAACTGGAATATTGCCAAAATTTATGAAATCAATCGGAAAATTGATACCTTTTATCGGCATTTAGTTCCTCCTTATGAAATAAATCACATCATTATACCGCGTCTGTGAATTGTACTGCGTTAACGTGCAAACAATAACGGCGCTAACAACCGAACCTTGCGCTCCGCTCGCTGTTCTCCCGTCTGTGATGACTTCCTGTCCGTGTCGTTGAAGCGGGCCCTGATTGTTAAGCGCTCCTGTTCGCACTTGATTGCCTGTCACTTTGACAGAATCGTTTACTTCTTCTATCAGTGCATTCTGCGGTGCCGCCGCTATTGTTGTGCCTGATATTACCGGTGCTATCGTTGCCATTCCTAACTCTCCCTGTTGAATATTATCGACCATGACGCTTGCACAGCCTTTTGATTGGTTTTGTTGATCGGCGCGGGCAAAACTGCTCGAGCGATTAAATTGTTGCCAGAGTCAAATAATCCTACTTCTCTTATCGTTTGTCCCACGAGGTCAAGCAAAGGAACCATTGTGATTGCTGTTAGAGTTCTTCCGGTGACATCGTTCTGAATAAGATTATATATGCCTATCTGAGTTTGTAGCGCTATATCGCTAATATTTGCAGGATTGGCTCCGCTGCCAAATGCAATTCTGTTGATTATATCTGTCGTAGTTAGCAGATTGCCCATTCTTTGTAACCCTCTGTCTGTAATTAAATTATGAACTTTCACGTCGTCTGTAATAACGTTGTCAACAATTCCGATCAGCTCAACATTCACGTCTATGCTTAACATTTTAACCCCACTGTGACACATCCCATACACCCTGGTCCCATCTATTCGTATCCGTCGACTCTAACACGGCAACACCATCAGTTAACAGTATTACGTCTTGAGTTTTTATACCTAACGTCACACTACCTTTAGAAATAAGCGCACTTTCAGCAGCCATCTTGACAGATTTAAACCATTCTGTCCATCTTTCTAATGTGCTGCCTGCCGTTGCTTTTATCAAGTGTGTAGGTTTGGCGTTCGCGTCTAATTCAATATCAACGTCCTCAATAACAGCGTTAAGAGATATATTATAAGCATCGCCTGTCGACGTTATCTGCTGTAACATAGCAGGGCGTATACCTTGATATTGTGTGGAATAGTTAATGATCGTCGGTATACGTGACGCCGTTTCAAGTTTAGAATTGATTAATTCTTGCAATCTCGAGAAGCCATATATCTCTGTATTTTCTTCTGTTGATTCATATATCCCTGACGTGTTTTCTATCGCCGCTCTACGAGTTATTTCGTCGCGATCTTCCGCAGACACTATTATAGGAAATCTGCCTCGATAGACGATGGTTATTAAATCTCCTTCTTGAAGAGTAGGTGCTTTATCTTTCGAGGCTCGAACAGTATTTTCGCCAAATTTCCATAAAAACTCTGCAAACGCCGCTACCCCGTCAACGTCAAATGACTGCAAAACTCCGTTCAAATAAACCTGCATCAACTCAAATAATTGAAATCCACAACTAAATGTCGTATCAAACCCGTCATACGAAAAAAGATCGGTTATAACATTTGTTACTCCGTACCCTCGGACATACATCCTATTTCGGTATTGGGTACGAGGGAATTTCAGCTTAAGTGTATTATGGAAAAGACGAAAGTTATCTGCTATGTTACTTTCGTCGTCTGTGATGACAAACGGCGCGGTATTGGTATAATCCATCGCTCTAAACCATAGAACTTTATGGACATCAATGTACCAGTAAAACCCGTTTGTCTTTGCTAATTCGTCCAATACGTCCGTTATCCTTTGCGATTCGTACGCCGCTTCTATTATCATTCTGCCATTTTGAATTGATTGAACAGTATAAGTTATTCCGTCCTCAAACAGAACGCCATCAACAATATCTTTAACGATATCGCCGCTCAATTCGTTCTCGAAAGCGTTGGTATATAATCGACGGTTGCAGATATAGTTATGGTCTTCTATCGGCAGAACATATTCTCTTACAACCGTTGTCCTAACTTTCTTGATCGTGGGTGTAAACTCTCCAATCGTTCCCTTAAAGAAAAGAATGTTATCAAACCATATCTCCGTTACGTCGCCTGTTTGAATATTTAACCCTGAAATGTTAGGACCTGTTCTCAATGTTATATTTGCAGTGTTGCCTTTATTTAATCGTTCGCTGATCTTAATCTTTACCTTCCTGTCAACTGCTACGTACTGTGTGACATCAACATCGGCGATAACAACCTTATAGACTATTGGCATTACACTCAATGATACAGCCCCTGTCTGTTTAATTCTGCTATCATCGACTCGCCAACGTCATCAGGGTCTAATCCGTATGCGTTTAACTGCTCGATATATATCCCGCCTTGATTAACGTTAGATGCACTTGAGGATATTGACGAAACACTGGACGTATCAATAGACGGTACTGAGGTATTACCTGCTCCAAACATACTCGCCAGTCCGTAAACTAAAGCAAAACTGCCTAACGCTGCTCCAACGACAATGGCACCTAACCCAAAAGTTGACAAGGTTATGTTCATCGCTTTGGCAGCAGCCAATGCAATCTGTGCAACTGTTAGCGTCATCGTTGCAGCCGTTAAAGCGCTATAGGCTGCACGTGTTGCAGGTGTTTCGGCGTTAAATGCCATGTAGGCAAACATAACACTTAGCGCCGCCGTGGCTGCTATGCCTAACGCGGCGGCATGCGCCTTAACCGCGGTTGTAATATTACCTAACCAGCCAACGATATTCATCTTACCGAAAGCATTCCATGCTGCAGATATTGCCGTCACAGCCATTAACCCTGTGGTGGCGATCGTCATATACATTTGTATTTGAGCGTTTTCCACAGCCTCATACCGTTGGCGAAGATTTTCCTGCTGTATCTCCAAATTATCAGCCGATAATTCTAACGATTCCTGAGCGTATTGCAGTTTTTCGCTCGATGATGTTAAATTATCTTGAGCCTTCTCTAAATCCTTTGACGTTTGAGTCAATTCCTTATTAGAAGCGTTAAGTTTCAGTTTTACCTCATTAAGTCTTATCCCCGCTTGGCGTGCCTGTTCACTGCTACCGCCAAACTGTTCTATAGCATCACGGTACTCCTTCTCCGCCTGTGCCACCTCTGCCAATAAATCGGTATTTTTACTTGTTTGTTCCGCGTATGCATCCTGGAGTTTGAGCACATCGGCTTGAGAGGTTTCGATATCGCTTAACAATTGGTTATACGTCTTTAACTGATCGTTATACTTGCGTTGAGCGAGTTCAAGACGATAAGTTGCACGCTGTATCTGCAACTGCATATTGTGCAATCGTTGATTTTGGAGATACAGTGCATACACGGCAGCAGATACCGCCATGACACTACTCGCAAGGGTAAGGTAACTCATCCCTACATTACGATTGCCTTGAGTAGATTTTTGTTCAAGATCAGTAACTTTATCTTCCAGGCCTTTAAGTTTGTCCTTGAGACCATCTATCTCATTCGCCAATGGCTGTCCATCGCCAGTAATTCTAACGTTTAGGTCCTGTTCAGTCATTCACTCGCCTCGATACTGCTGTCAACGCCGCCGATAACTGTGCCACATCTTTTATGGATATCCCTTTAACATTGTTAATATCATGTAGTTTAGGATAAAGTAGCATGTTTTTCACCTCTACCAACGGCGTATCTTTTCCACGATGACAGTTAATTAGCGTCGCGTTAATCGCAGCGGTAAATATGTCCTGACGTTTCACGTCCTCAACATCATTGTTATATCTTCGCACGATTAACGCGTCTATCTCCTGCATCGTCGAATTATCGTATTCCTCCTGCGTCATTCCCAGCGTTACTCGACAATAGGCCCACAATTCAGTGTCTGTGAGCGGTGTCAGTTTTTTTCGTCGGTCTCATCAACTTTTTTGCCTTTTGTGATCCCTAACATCATCGCCACTTTTTCAGCGAGAGCGGGATGGTCTTCTGCGTCCATGAGTTCCATCATTACATCGGGTTGAATTGTTGGCATCGTGTTTGCCTTAACTTCAATCGACGAGTTGACAATCATCGCATACGCCAGACAGCATTCAGACGCAACATCGAAGTTAATAGCCCCTGCAGGCATCTGAACTTCCTGCAACGTTGAATCGGCAACGATTAACTTTTTCATATCGTCCGGGTTTTCTTTGTTCCACTCTATTATCTCGACGTTTTTGTCTATTACGTCTTTAGGAGGAACCATAGCCATGACCGTCCTTGCTGGAAACTTTCGTTTGAGCTCATCAGACAGTTTCATGCTTATGCGTATCGTGTACCCGTCTACCTGCGGATATTCAAACCCGTTAATGGCGGTCATCTATCACACCGGCGGTATTACTGTTTCGGTCACTTCGCCAGATATGCGGATTGTTGCGCTAAACTTAACAATCCCACCCACTTCGCCACCTTCGTTTGTGTATTCTTTCACAAACCCGCGGAACGCCCAACTTAAGCGAACTATTCCGGGTAAGTTAGGAGTTTGGATAACGAAGTTATGCAACCCTGTATTGGGTTTGGAACATCTCCTCAACTCAATCTGTCCTGCATCATCGGGCCAAACGTTGCCGTTTAACGTTATTGTTCCACTGTCTGCAAGTCCCTCGGCTACTTCCTTGTAACCTTTCGAACTGTGGACAGTGACATCATTCTCATCCTTGCTTATCCCCGGCGGCGTAACGGTTGTTACTCCGTCTATTTCGATCGTATTGATCGTTATTTGCATTCCTTGCGACGATAGACTATCTGCCATATTTCTTACCTCGGTTTCGTGTTATAAGTAATGTAATCCTGGTATATAATTACATACTTACCTTTATCCCCTTCCTCGTACCCTCCGATACGTGGCTCTTGAATTGCTGAAAATGATGCAAAGGTTCCGGCGTCTACTGATTCTATATTGCGGACGGGAAATAACATCTCTTCCAATTCCTTCATCATTTTATACCCTGCTTGGTATTTATCCGTTTTGATCTTGACTGAGAAATATTTTGCGTTACCGACGTTTGATGCTATTGGCGATGGTGTATCTATTATGGCAAAAACATCGTTCTCTATCGGCGTTTGTCCTATCGTTGACGTGATGCCTGCCTTGCTTATCAGTGATTGAACAAACATTGCCGGAGATGATTTTTCCATTATCATAACGCCTTAACTCTCCGTTTAATGTTATGTATCGCCTCGACCACGTTGCCGGTAAAGAACCCTGCTTTTGTGCCGTGTCTCCTATCAACTATTTCAGCATAACTTGCTCTAAACCCTGCTTCAACAGTAAAACTATTGGCTGTTATGTGTGGGTAAACGTACCGTGACCGGCGTAAATATCCTGTCCTAACAGGTGCGTCAACTCCGCCTTTGACTAAAACTGCATCTATCAACTCATCAGACACGATATTGAAAACTTGACCTGTTATAGCCTTCTTTTCGTCAAGTGCAGATAATAGATCGTCCATCCCTTTTATCTCGATGTTGACCTTCATATGTGCACCTCTTTGTACGTTATCCTTCCCTGCCCATCGACCTGTTCTATAACAGTGTTAACGTGGAGTGTACGGTCTTTGATCTTAATCTTATCGTCCGGACCGATTTTTATATCAGCAGATATATACATACGAATACCGGACGCTGTGTCGTTGCCATCACTTGAGGTTACGTTGAGCTTCGAAGACTCTATTCGACAATCGACACAATGTCCCTCGCCATAGGTTGACCGTCCTTCTTCGTCAAACCCTATGCGGTTGTAGATGACACAATTCTGATTTAAAAAGTGTGAAATCATAAAATCACACCCTTAACAATCCGTCAACATCTCCTTCTTTCGTGTCCTCAACTGATACAAACATCACAGAATCACTTGCACCGAGCGATGCTATCATTTCCTCTAACTGAGCCATGTATTTTGTTGATTTATCGGTATCTCGTGAATAGGAATACGTACCAATACTCTCGGACTTAAGTGTATTATCCGTTGTTCGTATCGTCCATAAGTGCGCTATCATCAGCGCTAATGCGTAATTGTGAAGATCTTCTGTAATAGCCGTGCCTGATAGCATCTTATTGAGCATGCCTTCCGCTACGGCAAATAATGATTTGAAAATAGAAATTGTGAAAGAGTTTGAGGAACGGTCGTTTACTTCTATCCCTGTGAAGGATGCGAATAGCGACGCGTTCAGTTCGGCCATGATTTACCCTCAGGTTGTAACAAGGGTTATCTCAACAACACCAGCGTTCTTCGCCGTGGCGCCTTTGCCGACGAGCTCTAACGGACCCGATACACCGTTGAAGTACGTCACCTTATGTCCATCGCCGCCCTTCTGGATGTCTCGATACGGCTCCTGGAACTCTCTGCCGTCGACCCAATACCCTACTCCTTTTGTGGAAGTAAGATATGCTTTACCGGACGGTATGAGGTTGTTTTTGTCCTTTATCAGGTTGAACTCTGCCAACTTGTCCCTTCTCGTAGAGAACATCTCGCTCGCAACATACTTGAGTATGAACTCGTTCGACATCAACTTCATTGCGTCGAGCGGGTTCATGATAAGATTCATTGAATCTGTGTTGCCTGTCTCAAGCATCAGCGATGCCGCTCCGAGGTCAAGCAGAGGGTTGTTTGCACTCACTGCCCAATTGACGGTCGCGGTGTACAGTTGAGGTATCTTTTTGATCGCCGTGAGCATCTTCTTTTCAACACCCTTTGCAAACGCCGGACCCAACTGTGCCCTTTGCCTTTCCATGATGTTCTGAGATGCTGTAGCACCCATCATCGCTGCCTCGTCTGATACCATCACATGACCGACGTCCTTCTTGATCTTGAAGGACTGCAAGCCAAACTTTGCGTTCTCGATGTTTACAGTTTCAAACTCGCCAACGTCGGTGTGAACCGCACCCTCGCTGAGAGTAGGCCACTCGAAATTGATATTGTTCTTGTCAGATATGACATCGAACGACGTGTTCAACGCCATCGCTTCGTACATATCTGCCCTTATCTGCAACATCTGCGCTCTTGTGAACGGCGGAAGGCTGATTACCTGCGTGGCACCTGCGCCACCCTGACCTGGCTGAGTCATCAGACCACCCTCACTGCTACAGGTATTGTGATATCAGTACAGTCCTCAGCGTAGTATCCAACAAACTGATCGAATGTAGGCGTACCTGCTTTCGGAGATACTGCACCAGCCGCACCGAATATGCACTTCGTTCCTTTCTTTGCAACTGCCGTGGACTTGAGCAGGACAACGCCTTCCAACATCCCTGTTACTTCCTCGCCTGATGCACCGTGCTGTAGCGGAACTACCGGTTTACCTGTCGACGCCGCCGAAGCCACCATCAACCCTCCCGTATCGGCAACGATGCATACCTGCCCTGCTGTGATGTTTGCCATTAAGGGAAACTTCAACGCGTAATACAACCCGTCAAACTTCACCTCTCCCGGCACACCTGTTCTATCGAGTGTCATTTTAACCACCTATGATCTTGAGGAACTCACTTTCAGTATAAGTTTTACCCTTATACGATACTGTCCCTTCTTCTGTTCCGGCGGAGTTGTCTGTCGAACCTGCTTTCGAGGTCTTTGCAGCCATCTCCTGGAGTGACGTCTTTGCCGCCACAGCCTGTTTTCTGTAGAACGCAAGCGGGTCAGCCATAAATTCCTTTTTAGCCTCTTCCAGTTTTGTTGCGTCCTTCGCTATCGCCGCAGGCAGAGTAGATACTATCCCGTTCCACTCTATCTCCAGCGCATCGGTCTTGAACTTTTCGTTATCCGCTTCCAAAGACCTGATCTTCTCTTCGGCTGCCGCAAGGTCATTCGTCTTTGCGGTGAGCTCAGAATTGATCTTTGCCTTTTCCGCTTCCAATGTACTGACTTTGGCAGTCATTTCGTCGATCTTGACTTTGGATTCGGCATTTGTTTTAGCCATTTCTTCCAATGTCGCCATATTCGTACCTCCCAGGATATTAACAATACCACTCGCTGGGTCGCGTGGTCTGTTCCATTCATTCTCAACGAAGAGTAATACGTGATTGGGTACGACCTCTTCAAATCGTACCATGCCTGTTTCTTCGTCGATACTATCTATGGAGTGGAAGCCGGAAGACAAGGAGAGTTTGCCTTCCTTGATGAGATTTTCAATCTCTGCAGTGTAATCGCCGCTAAACTCGAAGTTTGCCATGAGTTTGTTATCAGCAGGGTTAATCCATGCGTTAGTGATCTTACCTACCTCAACACTCCCGTCCACGGCTGCGGCAAGCCCTGGAGCAAAATAGGCCGTGTCCATATCCGGGTGTCCTATCCCGAATATTAACTTAGCGTTAAGCCACTCGCCGATACTCTTTTCAAAAGCATCAGAATTCATCATGAGATACATATCGCCATATCGATATTGCGTGTTTAAGCGATGTAAGACAGCGTCGTGAGATGTAACCTTCTCATCCGATATCAGATTGATAAACGTCTTTGCTTTTTTCTCTGTCATCTTCCCACCACAAATTGATACGGCATTTTAAGTAATAACTGTCTCTCCTTAAATAATTTAACTGGGATATTGTTAACAGCATACCCGCCTCTCGGCTTTATCGGTATAAAATCCCTAACGCAATTAGGATGCTCAAGGGTATGGTCCATAGCATAATCTACCGGCCATTCCTGACCGTTTATCATGTTGCACACGTCGCACGAGTTTGCTCCGTCACCATCGAGCACGCGGACACGGGTAACACCCATCTCAGCATACGTCTCAAGGTGTCCCATATTCATTATTCTACCACTCTCCGTCCTTGCTACGGTTGTGGTGTGTGACCTTCTATCATTAAAGTACTCTTGCAGATCGTAACCTATCGTGTTTTGCGCATACCCGCCTCTAACACCTTCTTTTACTCCAGGGTACTTGCCTTCTTCCATCCCTTTCGTTATGATATCGTATATATCTACCCTTTGCTCTTCCTGGAAGCGAGATATCCAATTATTCTTCTCGCCGTCGATGATCGTCACGCCCTCTTTTATCGCTAAATTGACGTAATCTTCCGTAAATGCCTGCGTTCTCTGCATGATAGATAACCCATCAGGAACCATTTGCATGCGAGTATACGCTTCAGTACTTCCGATGGCATATTGCCTGCCAGCATTTTGAGATAGACTAACAACCGTCCTTCTCTCCATCATGCCGATACTTGTATCTATCCGCTGCCTGTCAACACCCGTGTCCGTTAGCGTTGACACTATACTATCTGTCACTTCCTGACCGACGTTGACCAACTCTTTAGTAAGAATGGCTTCGGCTCTGTTAGGTTCGTGCTCCTCGCCTACATTAACGAAGGAGGAAATGCCAGCATGGTTGGAATGAAGCCGTCTCCCTTCAGGGCCGAATGTGAGTAGTGATGCTAATGTGTCGTTTGATGAGCCATATTCCTCTTCTAATAACTTAAGTTGTTCTTCATCAAGTGCAGGCAAGCCCATTATCTGTCTCCCTTCGTTGATAAAACATAACTTCTCCTTCCTCAACGTTTCTACGATTTTTGCCTGCGCTGCTTCATTTGACACGTTAGCGTTATTGATCGTTATTGTCACGGTACAGCCAGTCCAACCATTTATCTCCAGCCACTCATTCAACACACCTTCGATATGGTCTTCCACCATAGACTGCTGTCCTGCTACGGCTAATTTTATTAACTCCAACCGTGCTTTACCACTTTCCGATAACGCCGTACCTGTACTTGATAACCAACTCGTAGGGTTAAAGAAGTCCTTTATCTGCTGGATACATACAGTCAAGTACCGTTCGCACATATTGTTAGCGTTTATAGGAACCCCTTGAGCGTCCATTCCATCGGGTAACAGTACTGCACCGTTCTCAGTTTGGTCAGATAAGAACTTTTTAAGATCGTTCCTTTCCTCAGGTGTTAACTTTTTAGCCACATCCGCCGGGCGTTTGACCATAACCTTCGGGTCTCCAGCACGCCTCGATGCACGTTTAAACATAACGTACCCGTCGTTTAGGTTTTGTAACAAGGGAACGATGGACTTGAGTTTACTCTCGCCCCCTACCTTACTTGCATATCTGGGGTCTGTGAAGATTAGCAAACTGTCTTCTGGGATTTCAACCGTGTGAGTATTGCCGGTATCATCGGTCGAAGTTTGGAAAGCACGTATACCTTTCGATGTTGAGATAAGTCCGGGCATAAAGATGGACGATGTACCTTTAACCTCACTCGGCGTTTCGCTGAATGTTTCAGGCGGTAATCGCCTCAAGTGCAACACCCACACACCCTCATCTTGCTGGTAGAACTTATTTGCTACCAACGCTCCATACGTGAAGATATCGTCATATGTCTGTTGCATGAAGTACCATAAGTTAGTCGATGGTTTTTTAGCCATATTGGTTAAAATTTGTGTAGCAGCCTCATTTTTTGTGCCATCAGCGTTAAACACATCATAAGTCATATCCGATGGAAAGACTATGGATAACAGTTGAGTTAAGTTACTCTCAACCAGATAATTTGAGCGTGATGCCAAAATGTGCTTGATCGTAATGTCCGGACGAGGGTTAAATAACTCTGTGATTATCTCCTCGCCAACTTCCTTACCAGACATCAGAACACCCCTGTTCCGTTGGTATTGCCAGTGAAGTTAGGGATAAGATCGGCGATATCAGCATACTTAACTGTATTAACACCGTCATTTATATAGTTAAGGTATTGAGCGATACAATCTTGCATATCGTCATGGTCAACCATGGGCCAGAGTGACATCATTTCCATTAATTGCTTACTTTTTCTCGTTGGCGTCTTAGTCAACCCGCCCTGGTACAGACTGAACTCCGCCGGAAGATAAACATTCCCGCCACGGACATAAATGGACGCGTTCTTAATCCTTTCGTACTTTGGTCCCTTTGGATTAATGGGTATGATGTTTAGCGTGGTTTGATCTTGCAACTCCTGTATTAGTGATGTTCCGCTTGATTTATCCTCTATCAAATGGTACATAACTCCCCATTTATTGTGCATATCCAACACCGCTTTCTTTAACTCTGTAAAACGTACGCGTTCATAAAACGTATCCAATAGATGATGACCGTTAGGTAGTGATAGCCACACGGAGCAGGCGGTATAATCGTTATGTTCCTTCTCCTTCATTGCCGTATCCCAACTGGCGTAAATATGAGTTGATTGAGTTAAAATATCTTCCTTAAGTGTATTAACATCATAATACTTCCACCATTCAGGGTCAAATATCCTGCCTAAATCAGATACTGGACGGCATAGATACAGTGCGGAGTAGACGTTAGGACCCATGACGTTTAACATTTCTTGGAAGAAATCATCGCTAAACCGTTGAGGCCAAAACGAATGACCTGCTTCGTCTGTCGCTCTAATCCTTATAACCAACCATTGACCATCTCTACCATCTTCCATCTCCTGTCCTATCTCACCCTCGTGTTTAAGTATTCTGTGCGCTAAATCGTCAGGATGCCATGGCGTGGCGATGATGATCTGTGCATTGTCCAATGGGTCCAACCTTGTCTTAGCCACTTGAGTATACCACAACCATGTATTTTCTCTTATCGTTGCCGAACGAGCTGCTTCCGGGTCCTTGATATAATCATCTATGATTAGAAGGTTTGCTCCACTTCCTGTTAGCGCACTTCCTATGCCAACACCACGAAGATTAGGGTCTTTCCCTCTTTTACATCTGAATGCCCATGCGTCTGACCTACTATATCGCATCGCTTCCTCTCCAGACAAGCCAGGGAACAGTTTGACATGGAACGGGTGTTCCATTTGCATCCTTGTTCCGTTGGCGTTCTGCGCTCCATACGATTGATTGTAGCATGCGATAACCACTTCCTTCTGAGGATTTCTACTGAGGAACCAGGAACTAAACGCCTGGCTAACCATTATCGTCTTACCAGTCCTGGGAGGAGCGAATACCATCAGTTTTTTTATCTTGCCATCAGCAACCTGCTGTAATATGTCACATAACTGTTTATGATGAGGCGCTTCCATCCAATCTGGTGTTGACAATATCGTTTCCTTGAAGTATCGGTAGAAGGTTGTAAATGCCGTCCCTTGCCTTAAGGCCCAGACAAGCACGTCCGTTTCACGATCAGTTAGATTCAGTTCCTGTTTCAATATCGGCAAGCACTTCGACAATATCTTTCACATCCAGTCCTTTCGCCTTTAAAATCTTTAATACTTCAGATGATGTTTGTATTATACTATATTCATTAACCTGCATGTCCATGTTAACGTTAGCGTCGAGTATAATTCGTTCGTTCCAATCTCCCTTCTTTCTAACCGTTTGCCAATATTTAGCCAGTGACGGTTCCGGAGGCAGTTCCTTTGTCACAACCCGTCTATCAATGATTTTACCATCAGCATCATATTGCACACTCACTTCGTCATAACTGTATCCCTTTGCTCTTTTCCATAAAGCGCTTTCAACTGCTTCATCTGCACTTTCACAACCTTGTTCCAACGCCTCTTTCACTTCCGGATAAAGTTTAATCCAGGCATAAAGCGTTGCAGGGTCGATACCTATCATCTCAGATATCTTCTTTATGCTGTGACCCATTCTGGCCCAGTGGGTTAATAACTCCAGTCTTTTTGGCTCACGCCACAATTTGTTTAAATTCACCGGACGATATGGACGATCTGCTCCTTTAACTGCGGGTGTCACAAAACAGATATAAAAATATAGAAATATAAAACTATTGTATCTTTCGTCCATTTTCACCCATAAAACGATCATCTTATCCCTTAACCGTGTTTACAATCATTTTTTACTATTTTTGCTATTTGCTATTTTCTTAGAGTAGTAAAATGAAACCGTTCAATATTACTTTATAAAATTCATTTTTGTTAGCAGTTTGACAGGGCCTATTTTACTACTCGTTTTCCTACGTCCTATATAAACCCCTTACAAAACATATATATACACCTTTGAAAAAACTTAACAATGTTTAGATATGGTATTATATACTATTAACAATTGTTTGTAGTAAAACGAGTAGAAGAACGGAGTGAAAAATGGTTTTCATTTTACTACTCGTGTATACAAAACCTATCGAAAAGTGTACGCTAGCATACATTTTCACGAAGGTTGCAGTCGTAATGTAGGTCGCCACTATTAGCACTTTATTCATTCTTCACTCTTTTTACTACTGATTTTACTACAAGCGTTTAAATATGAAGTCCGGAGAGTAGTAAAACGAGTAGAAAAATGAAAACCGTACCCTTTAAAAACTTATCGGTTTTTCACGATCTGCAAAAACCATCATTACGACTGGAGATTTGGCTTTTTAAGTAGTGTTAAAAGTAAAAAGTTTGGAAAGGGTTTAACGGAGGATGATGATTTGAGGGATGGATAAAACACTTTGCCAACTATGGGATGTTTTTGGCAGAAAGGGATGCCTATGCCATCTTTCCTCTCATCAATACTTAAGTATATCTTTTTGATCTTTTGCCTCACTCTCCAGCCACTTGATATATCTCTTCGCCTTATCTGTAACCCTGCCTCTGCCATCGCATACGTTGCATTTGATCGGCAGTTTATCTTTATCGTTATCGTTATCTCTCCTACCCTGCCCGCTACCCATACAATACGGACAATTTGGCCCTCTTCTGATTCTGCCAGGAGTTAATCTCTGTCCGTTGGAAGATAACTCCTCTACGTATGCGTACATCCCTCTAATAGGTAACGATTTTATGCCGTATGTGCTTAAATCACTCAAGCCAGGTTGTATACTGCCATCCATATTGATAGAGTGATATGGGTAATGTACTGGCAAAGCGTAGGCACCTTTCCAGCGCTGTATGCGCTCCTGGTCTCTCAACGATATATCGTATTTAAGATGATTATACCCTCTATGATAATCTGTCCAGTGCTCGTTAAAGAGCAAGTGTATCTCATCAGTACTCCTTAAGTGTATTATATCGTGAGTTTGGAAAAAACCGTCAATCATCCCACTCCCTCCGCCCTTAATCGGTGTGGCGATATCAACGACATACTTCTCTCCTTGCAACATATCGTATGGCACACGTCTGAGAAAGACGAACGGGTATTTACCCGTAATAACGGGTACAAACTCGTCCTGATCGAGTGTTATGACGATCTTATCAATTGGCATATCATTTCACTCCCTGCGCTACACAAAAGGCCTATACTTTTGCCGATCTTCTGCGGGTAATTTTTCTCCACGAAGTAAGCATCGCCTCGCATACGGTTCACAGTTGTCAAAATTGGTCAGAATAAACCCTTCAGACGTCGAGGTTAAAAATCCTGCTCTCTGTGCATATTTACTCAACCGGTAAAGATCGTTCGCTCTATGATAACAAGCGGTAACAAGTTTCTTAACACTTGTCTCCAGCAAAACGCTTGCTCCGATGAGTGCTCTTTCTTCCTCGCCTTCTATATCCATCTTGATAAACGTCGGTTTATCTTTTTTGTAGAAGAAATCATCCAGCGATAAAGTATATTTATCGGTATGATCTGAAACATATTTCGTCACTATCTCCACATTGTCATACGGTGCGAAAGTTTTCCTCAAAGCCTCAAGCCATCTCACATCGGGTTCAAAAACGTACACTTTTTTAACACGATCTGCAACACTCAAGGCAAAAAATCCTTCCGCTGCTCCGCAATCAACGACGACATCATCCTCAGACACGTCGAAGTTAGAGGTTAAATATCTGTGAGGAGAACGAACATCCTGCTCGATATTGTAGAAGAATCTTGCATACCCTTCTATGTCCTCTATTGACATATCTGAAGGGAAGTAGCACGGTTTATCATCTATGTAGACGTATGTGCTAACACCGTCGCTAAACACTTCCAGGAACGGAACGTTATACGTCCAGTCATAAGGGTAGCAAGCAAAGGGATTGCCTATCATTTTAATCGCCTGCTCCTTTCAATGATATACTGCTCCGTTTCCTCAGGTGTAAACACCTTGCCACACATAACGCATTTCCAGCGTTTGATATCCCTCTGCCATTTCATAAATACGTTCAAATGTTCACAGCCTGCTGCAGACACATCCTTCACTCTCCTTTGAACAATAGAAGCATCTTTCCTCAAGTAGGCATTCGAAGACATCATGGTCACAATCTCCGCAATCGCCTTCAAGCATTATCTCTTCAACTTCACTCATCGTCATCACCCAAAAAACTGCTAAGGTTGTCCTTTGCATCTTTTAAGGCAAATAACGCTGCCATCAACTTCTCTGCTATGCTTGTCTGCACCTTTGAGTTGATCGTCTCGCAGTATATAGCAAGGACGTTTTCTGCTGATATTATGCTATCTCTTGCTTCCCTTAAATCGTCTTGCATTTCCATGAACTCTTTACCGATAGCGACATAATCGCTCAAATCGTGTATCTGTCTAACCCTTCCGTCCACGTTTACCACCCTCTTACGCCTGTCACATCGTTATGTGTCGTAACCTGCCACATATCGCCGATTATCCTCACACCCTTATCACTGATCGTTATATCCGCCAGGCATGATTCAACGACAGTATGTTCCTTTTCCTTTGCCGTCAGATTTTCCCAATACGTCTGTGCATCTTCCCAACACTTGTTACAGTCATCGCCGAAGTATTTTATCGTCGTCACTGCTCCTATTGTGACCTGTCTTATCCACTCTTGTGTCTTACCCATCACAACCACTCCATGTAATGCGATTCCGTGATTCTGTCGGCGGCGTAACCTTGTCTTCTAAGGTCATCAATCGTGTTCTTAACAGTGATGTTATAAGATGCCATACTCTTGCATTCTGATTCACGAATACAGATTATCTCCTGCTGAATACCCGTAATTGTCCTGCGTGTCGCAGTCAATTTAACCGCGCGTTCATACGTGCTGCTTTTGTCCTTTTTGTTCTCATAGAACCGCTGGGTTCCGTGACCGCTCTGAGCGGCATAGGAGCCGGTGTAGCGGAACTTTGTTCTCGTTCCGGTTACCTGGTTGATCTTCTGCTCAGGCATCTAAAGCCACCTCACTTATCACCCATTCATTTGTGCTGTGAAGGTATCTGCACTCAAATATTTTCATTTTAGCCTTCATGAGGAGAATAGTCCTCACTTCTTTCAGGTTGTCAACAACTCTAAATGCCAAAGCATTTGACCACGTCTTTCCGATAACTTTATCGTTCTCGGTAATCACAAACCACGTCGCCGCGTCGCAATCTTCCAAATATTTTTCTACCACTTTTTCCGCTTTGTTTGTCACCATTTCTAACCACTACTCCCATAGTTGTTATGTATAGTTATAGGACGGTAATATATAAACATTACTATTCCAACTTTAACAATTCGTCTACTTCAACCTGCGATAAGTTGACATAGCACCATGATTGAGGCGGACGATTAAGCATAAGATCGTAAATACTCAACGCTGGCTTAATCTTAACCACATTTGAAATCCTGTGAGCAAAGATGCTTTTTTTGCTACCTTGATACTGTTTAAGATCGGCAGGAGATATACATCCACTTCGGAATATGCTATCGTGCCAATCATCGACGAAGTTGACCTCTCCGCCTGCTATCAGATTGATATGGCACATGCAGTTGACCGATTTATCTGGTGCAGAGGAGTAGATGAAGTAATCTCCTTCAGGTAACACTTTTGTCCTAAACTCTATCGTCTTCAACCCTTGATAGATTTTTGAAGCGTAAAAGGGTTTGACGGATAAACAGCCTAACATCATCCACACTCCGGACATGGTAAGGATATCATCTTTATGCTCCCATCAGCGTCATACCCTACGCCAACGATCTCACGGTTATCTTTGCAAAAGGTACAGTTATATAAGATAGCGTGTTCCTTATCGCATTCGTAATGGTCAAGGGAGCAGTCATCACACTCATGCCATTCTGTTGCCAGCACAAACCCGCCAACTGCTCCGACGATCAGTGACAGGAATATCAATCCTGCAACTATGTTACTTTTACTTTTCTCAGCCATGAATATCACGTCGTTGCACTGATGACATTACCAGCAAGCATCAATATCTCAACAGTTATTTTATCGGGCATAGCAGGATACGTTGCTCCGCTGAATGTCCATTCGTCAAACGATGCTGCTACCGCCGAGAACGGGCATGATATCGCTCCGCCAACAATAACTGTTCTCTTCGCCGTTGCTGTTCCGATGGCATTGTTGCCGATATCGTATGCTATTATCGTCACTGATCTGACACGGCTGACATCTATATTGTCAACGGTTACTGTTATCGGAACAACCATTACTCCGTTTTCATTCAATTCCCACGGCGCAAATGATGCGCTTGTTATCTCACCATTATCTGGCGTCTCAGGCTGTGCAATCATCCACGCACAAAACATCAACGGTACAATTAATACCGCTGCCATGATGATGTGCGGGGCATAATCCTTTATTTTACTCATTTCCTTTCACCTCTTTACTTATCTTTGAAACTTGCTCTTGCTCCTTTCTGTACTCGCCGATTATTACGGCAAGCGTTTCTTGATTCCACTTAACGAAAGTTTTGCATTTCTCGCAGTCACATTTCATTGCTGAGCGAGTTATCTTCACGAGCGTCTCTAAATCTCTGCCATGATTTTCCATAGCCCAATTGAAGAAGTTGAGAATAACAGTTATATCCTGCCTTGCCATCAACTCTTCTATATTGGCGTTCTCATACGCTTCTGTCGTGACTATTGATCTCTCGCCAGTTCCTTCATCATACCCTCTACCTACTTCGGCGCCAACGACACGAACATGCACTTCCGTGTCCTTATCGCCGAGCAGTGCTTCCAACAATTCAGTCAATTTGCTCATATCACTCAATCCACGTGACGATAACATCGTCCATATCTATATCAATTGATTCGAGATTGTCATCCCATTCATCAATGTCAGCATAATACCCTTCACTGCGAATAGCATAAAGGATAACTTCCTCACGATCTGCTTTAGCCGATACTTTGACGTCAACATCTATCTCACATTGCTCGTCATAATCGCCGATTATTATCCTTTCATCATTCTCTCCACCGGTCACTTGCTTACCGTGAAACAGCGTGAACACTGCTTGCACGTTATATGTCCTTTCTTCAACCTTGTCCATCTTTACCATCTCCTGCTTATTACGCCTAACAGAACTTCCTTTTCGTTGTCGACCGTTTCTTCGATTTTGTCTTCCCGCTGTTCGTCGTCTGACACTTCCCTGCGCTCGCATAATCTTTCTTTGAACGTCCAGTCGCGCATTTTGTCCGTTGTGTACTCTTCCGTGTCCTTCTTGTAGGAATCAAAAGATATCAGTATCTCTCCTGTCTTGACGTTGCGCCTGATTGCACGGAAGAAAAGTCCTCTGTTGTGCAAGTCCTGACAGCGCTTCTTCGCTTTATCTAATTCCATGTATGAGGTTGTCCTTGTGCCCTTCTGCCAGTGACCCCATGAATCTCTGTATGACAACCCAGATGAGTAGATACAGAATCCTCCCCTTAATCCTGCTTCGATTCCGCGCACTTCGGTTCTGTGTTCAACTTCTCTCTCGCCGGTCACTGTTACCTGCGATTTAGGAACCCATATCGCATACTTGAAGAGAACTTGCATTGCCTTCTCGCTCTCTTTCACGATCTGTGATGACGTAAACTCTCTTCTGATTCCGCAATACTGCTGTTCCGCGTCTGTCTTGAAATAAAACCATTCTGAAATTTCATACAAGGTTTCTGCGGTCATTTTCAGGCCTCCTCAAGCATTTCTAGAACCATTTCCAATGTAGCAGTGCGGCCCGCATCATAGCCGTTGTCGTAACCCGCGCCATAGTCATCAAATGACCCGCTAGCAACCGTTTCGGCTTTGAGCAATCTGTTGAGTTCCTCTTTGAGTGTTTTTATGTCCATTTCTAACCACTACTCCCATAGTTGTTATGTATAGTTATAGGACGGTAATATATAAACATTACTATTAGAACTTTAATAAGTTCACTTGCCTTATAGCCTTTGCTCCATCATTTTCACAAGCCAGAACAATTTCTTCACATAATTGTTGAGGTATGCGTGATCGTTCCTCAGCATTTTTCAAACCTTGCGTGCCGGTCGATGACCCGCGAGGCGCTCTTTCGTGATGACAATCTTTATTGCCATTATGGCATTTAGGACGCGGCGTCCAGTGAGAGCAGTTAGTCCATATATCTGTTGGCTTCATTCTTATATCGCCATAAGAACAATATGTGACCTCTTTTCTCGGCAATGATTTCATCCACGGCATAGATCGTAGCATTCCCATAGGATTTTCTATAAACCAATATTTAGGCTTCAACTGTTGAATTATCCTCAGAACGTGTAGAATGTTACTAAACCCTTTCACTGCCTGTGAACGCTTCGGGAAGGGTATATCGTGCAAATATTCCCAATTGTGAGATATCGCCGCAACAGAAAAAGTTGTGCAATCAGGTGAGGCCCATATCACGTCAATACCTCCTTGAGAGAGAGAGAGGTTATTTACGTCAAAATCTGCTATGTCCGTGCAAAACGTCGGTTTAAATCTCGCCTCATAATCCAACGTATAGCAAGTATGACCGCGTGATCTGAAAGCGTTAGAGATACATTCAGTGCCAGAAAATAACTCTAAAACGTTCAAGATCATACCTCATACGTTCTTATGATCGGCATCTTTTTTGTGCCAAATATCAGTAAAGCAGAAGGAAATGGAGCGCCGTCTTTATCATTAAACCT